TTGGTATTTACGACAAAGCCAGAAACATGATGACGGATCCAAAACTTGTATATAAAAGAGAATCTTATAAAAGGGATAGCTTAGATATTTTTTTAAGAAAGATTGATACTTATGAAAATTACAAAAGAGAGAGCTTTATTGATTTTACAGACATGATCGAACGAGCTATTGATGAGGTTGACTTTCCCCCACTGGAGGTTTTGATACTAGATGAAGCTCAAGACTTCACACCTTTACAATGGTCGGTGTTATACAAAATGTGCTCAAGAGTAAAAAGAATTTACTTAGCCGGTGATGATGATCAAGGTATTTATAAATGGAACGGAGCCGATCCTAAATATTTCACCACTTATTTTCCAGGGCGCAAAGTTATACTAAGAAAAACCAGAAGGTTCGGAGAAGCTATTCATCATTTCTCACAGATAATCAGACGTGGTATTTTAGATAGCGTAGAAAAAGAGTATGAGGCGTTAGAAAAAAAAGGTGTCGTAACTCGATATTTAAATTTCAATGAAGTTCCAGTAGGTAAACTGCCTGGCACTTGGTATATTTTAGGTAGAGTAAATACAACAGTAAACGAACTTAGAATGTGTGCTAAAGATGCAGGTTTGTATTATGGTGATAATAAAGGTAGTCGTTCGTTTGATAACTCACAATGGATGGCTATAAAAGCCTGGACTAAGGTTTCAAAGGGTAAAAAAATAAATAAAAAAGAAGCCGAGATAATGTTTAAGTACATAAGAGATATAAAGGATTTAAGTTACAGACGTGATAAATTTTGGAGTGACCTGCCTGACTACCAAGAATATGATTTTGAAGGATTAAAAGATTGGTGTGGCTTAGACTTGCCCGATGAAGCTAAGAAAAAACCATGGTGGGAGATATTACAACGTAACTTTAAACCAGAACAAGTTACATATTTTATAAGATTATTGCAAAGATATGGAACTAGACAATTAAACACGGATCCGCAGATAATCATAGATACTATACATTCTGTTAAAGGTGGTGAAGCTGATAATGTGTTGATATATTCTAAAACAAATTGGCCTTCTGCGTTTATGAATAAAAATGTTGACGAAAAATCAGATGAAAAAAGGGTTTACTATACGGGCGTGACAAGGGCAAAAAACACTTTACATATTTTATCCACAGACTATAAATATAACTATCCAATTGGTTCTGATTATTTGGTTTACTTGCAGGAGAAAAAATGAAAGATGAAATTTCATTACGATTAATAAAATTTTTTGAAAAATTTGGTAAACAATTTGCTAGTGAAGATTTAGAAAAGTTCAACGATCTATGGAAAAGTTTCTATGAAACTGTTGATGATGAAGACAACATCTGGAGTAAAGGCGGCAAGCATTACAAAGACTTTAAAATTCAACCTTCAAAATTTATCAATGAAAACAACTTACTATTTGCAGAGGGCAATGTAATAAAGTATGTTTGTAGACATAAATTAAAAAACGGTAAAGAGGATATCCAGAAAGCAATTCATTATTTAGAGATGATAATCGAAAGAGACTATGACTAGCTTACAACTCACTTTTAATTTTAAAAAACACATTTGGTCAGCACCAAGTGATTATAAAGATTTGTCTGAAGCTAAAGAAATTGCAATAGACTTAGAGACAAGAGATGATGGTATATCAAAAGGTCTTGGAGCAGGTTGGGCTACAGGAGCTGGTGAAATAATTGGGTTTGCTGTAGCTACTGAAGGTTGGCAAGGTTATTATCCCTTTGGTCACTTTGGTGGTGGTAATTTAATAAAAGAGCAAGTCCTTAAATATATGCATGATATATGCAGTTTACCTTGCGCTAAAATCTTTCATAATGCGCAGTATGATGTGGGATGGCTGCAAGCGTATGGAATCGATGTTAAAGGTGAGATAATTGATACCATGGTAGCCGGCGCCCTGATAGATGAGAATAGATATACTTATAAACTAAATGCTTTAGCCAAAGATTATATAGGAGAGTTAAAAGCTGAAACCGATTTGCTAGAAGCTGCTAAGGCACATGGTGTTGATCCTAAGATGGAGATGTGGAAGCTGCCAGCTGAACATGTTGGTTATTACGCGGAACAAGATGCACGGCTCACGTACCTTTTGTGGCAAAGATTTAAGCATGAAATATTTCAACAAAATTTAGAAACAATTTGGGGTTTAGAAAAAAACTTGCTGCCGATTTTAATACGTATGCGTAAAAAAGGTATACGAGTTGATATTGAACGCGCTGAAAAATTAAAGAAAGATTTTGAAGCTCGTGAACAGAAAGTTAATCTGCACATAAAAAATTTAGTAGGTCAGGAAATTGATATTTGGGCAGCCAGACAAATAGGATTTGCCTTTGATAAATTAGGTATTGATTATCCAAAAACACCAAAGTCAGGAGAACCTAGTTTTACACAAAATTGGTTAATGAATTCTAATCAAGAAATTTCTAAATTAATTGTTGAAGCTAGGGAGATAAACAAATTTCACAACACTTTTTTAAATTCAATTATGAAATACGAATACAAAGGTCGTATTCATGGAGAAATAAATCAACTGCGCACGGATACTGGTGGTACTGTATCAGGTCGATTAAGTATGTCGAACCCTAATTTACAGCAACTACCTGCAAGGAATAAGGATTTCGGTCCTTTGATCAGAGGCCTTTTTCTCCCTGAAGAAGGCTGTCAATGGGGCTCTTTTGATTATTCTCAACAAGAGCCTCGATTGGTTGTACATTATGCTGCAAGTATCGGTGAGGGTTATGAAGGTTCGCAAGAATTAGTCGAAGCGTATACTAATGCTGATGCGGACTTTCATCAGACTGTCGCTGATCTTGTCGGCATAGATCGTAAGCAAGCGAAAACTATCGGGTTAGGTTTAATGTATGGCATGGGTAAAAATAAATTAGCTAACATGTTAGGTGTATCTTTTGATGAAGCTAAAGAATTAATAAACAAGTATAATAAAAAAGCACCTTTTGTAAAAATGTTATCTGATAGATGTATGCAAAAGGCAAATTCAGAGGGCGTAATTAGAACTAAACTTGGTCGTAAGTGTAGATTTGATATGTGGGAACCAAAAGATTTTGGTGTTCATAATCCAGAGAAGTTTGAGAATGCTTCTGCAAAATATGGTGCTAGCAACATAAAAAGAGCTTTTACATATAAATCACTAAACAGATTAATTCAAGGCAGTGCGGCAGATCAAACAAAACAGGCAATTGTATCTTGTGATCAGATTGGGTTTACACCCATCCTACAAATACATGATGAGCTTTGTTTTAACATTAGCGATTCAAGTGATGTGGACAAAATTAAGAGGGAGATGGAGGGTTGCGTGAAACTGAAAGTTCCAAGTGTTGTAGATGTAGCCTTAGGTAATGATTTTGGTGAGGCTACCTAGTATTTATTTTAGCACGTAGAATATCTCTTTGTATAATTTTTGATTTTACATCAGTTATCTTTGATTCAAGAGATTTCATGTCAATAGTATACATACCTTTTGTAAGATAAATGTTATTCCATTGGTTTTCCAGTGCCATTTTTTCAGCTAACAAAGCGTCCATAATGTTCTCCTTATGTTTATAATACAAATTATATACAAAAATGTCAATATTTCTTGACACCCATAGGAATTTCCTATAAGTTTAGGTTATGTTGAAAAGTAATTCAAAAAAATTTAAAATGTGGGTAAAAAAGATTGATGATATTCTAAAATCTGTCCCAAAAACTGATTACGAAGGTCAAGATATTAGAAATTGTCCAGAGTTTGATATTTATGTAGCCAGATTGTATGATTGTAATATTGATACAGTACAAGCTACTGAATTGATACACGATGAGTTGGAAACAAGACAGGATTTAGAGGATATTTTCAAATGAGTGACCCCTTTTTACTAGAAACACCTGGTGTTATAAATTTTTCTGGTGGTAGAACATCAGGTTATATGTTACGAAAGATATTAGATGCTTTTGATAACAAGCTGCCGGACGACTTACCAGTTTGTTTTGCTAACACCGGAAAAGAAATGCCACAAACACTTGATTTTGTACATGATTGCTCGACAAAATGGAACGTTCCTATCGTATGGATGGAGTGGGATAATGAATCAGAAAATCATTTAAAAATTGTTGATTATGAAACAGCATCAAGAGATGGTGAACCTTACGAAAAATTAATAGATAGTAAAAGATTTTTACCTAACCCTGTTACAAGATATTGCACGTCTTATTTAAAGATCAAAACTATGCGTGCCTATTGCATGTTTCATTTGGGTTTTGAACATTGGATGTCTTATGTTGGTCTTAGATATGATGAGCCACATAGGGTAGCTAGACTGTCTAATCGTAATAAAAAAGAAAGATGGGAAACAGAAGCACCGCTACACGACGCACGGAAAACAGTTCAAGATGTTTTTGACTTTTGGAAAGACAACGATTTTGATTTACGTTTACCAAACATTGGTGGTAAAACACCACAAGGTAATTGTGATCTATGTTTTTTAAAAGGCGCTAACACAATAAGAAATATAATGAAGTCAGATCCTAAATTAGCTGATTGGTGGATCGCTCAAGAAAGTAAAAAGATGGGCACTGGTAATGATCGTGCTGCATACTTTCGTAAGGACAGACCAAGCTACGCTAAGTTATTACAAAACACCAAGGATCAATTAGAACTATTTGAATTTGACCAGGCTACTGACACCTGCTTTTGTCATGATTAGAAAGGAGATTTTATGACAGACCCTAAACGTTGGAAAAGTATTGCAGTGCGTACTTCAAACTATCAATTATTGAAAGCTTTGTGTAAAAAGAAATTTAGAACACCTGGCGCATTTGTTGAAAAATTAATTACGGACTATATTACATTTCAAGCAAACAAAGAAAAAGTATCAGAAGAAAAATATAAAGAACTTTTATTGGAGGATAAATGACTGAAACTGAAAAACAAGAAGTAAGATGGGCGCCCTTTTTGGCTTTTATCGATACTAAAAAATATGGAACAGGTTATCTAGACATGTCATTAGCGCATGAAGATTATAGAAAAGGTATACACATATCAATACCCACGGACCTTGAACTCGTTACTGATTCAGAGTTTGAGTATAATGGTAAAAAAATGAAAGCATTGACAGTTCATAAATGTCCGCATTGGGACGATTCTGTGTATGTTTTTGCTAGAGAGGTCGAATGAAATGGATTCTGATACTATTCCTATTTAGTGGGGAAGAAATTGTATACGGCGAATTAGAATCTTGTGACGTAAATAAAATCTGGAACAAAGTTGAAATGTTTGAGCAAGAAAATAACATAGATATTCAAGGTTGGGGCTGTTATGATGAGAAAACATTTATCATACGTCAAAAGGCTCGAGAAAGTTTAGGTATCGATGTTTGATTGGTTTATTGTTACGTTATGGTTTGAGCTCAATGATAGGTTGTATATGAAACATTACCCAAATCAATTAATAACTAATTGTAAATCAGCAGTAGTAGAACTGATAGACGTATACGAAAAAGAATATCCATTTAGAAAGTTTCGTGCTGCAAAATGTAATAAAGCTAGCGACTGGGTAAGAAAATATAGATATAATGACTGGGATAAATTTTTGTATAATAAGGAGGAAAAATGACCAAACGAAAAGATATAATTTGTGAAGAATGTAAAGGTAATGGATATATCCGCACCGATCATAATAAACCTATAACAGCTGAAAACACACATATTTGTTCTGCTTGTCAAGGTGAAGGATCAGTAGGTGATTGCAGGATTAGTTACGATGATGAAATACAATACTGGTGCTAAAATGACTGAAAAAGAATTATTATTAAAATGTATTAAACACCCAAACTATGCGGTAAATACCTTAATGAATAAATATGGTCTTACTATGAGTCAACTTCAAGAGATCAAAGAAAATGCCGCGCTACTACAAACCAGCAAATAGTTTTACGAGTATCTCTAGTAAAGAGTTATTCATTAAAGATTCTCAGTATAGAAATAGACATCGCCTTAAAACGCGCGTTTTAAAAACCGGTAAAATACCTTATCGTTGTTTTAAGTGCGGTAATAAAGGAAAATGGCAAGGAAAAAAATTAACACTTGTCTTAGACCATAAAAATGGTGTAAAACTAGATCATAGGCTCGAGAACCTTAGGTTCGTGTGCCCAAACTGCGATAGCCAGTTACCCACGTATAAAAGTAGAAATA